TGGGCGGTGCGCGTTGTTGTGCCGCTTGCACAGGGACCCACCCTGTGCGGCGCGACACGCCTGGCGCCCCATCCCAAATAGCGCGTTTGCACACGCCCCTATGTATGGAATGAGCTCTAGTGCAGCCGGCCGGTCGCCCCTCGCCCGCAGGCGGGAGAGGGGAGGGGATGAGGGAGGTGGTGATATGACTCACTTCCCAAGTCCTTTTTGTCGATTGCTGGAAAACGGCTTTTGTTTCGAGTGTAGTCAAAGCATAACTTCCCTCATCGGATCGCCGCCCGCCCCACCCCTCTCCCGCACACGGGAGAGGAAGTCTGGCCGACGACGCGAATATGATTCGCGCCTCACAACCACAGATATGTAGGTCGGAAAAGCGCAGCGTCTTCCGACGCATGCAGTGCGCGCGCCGTCACACACGTTCGAAGGCGCTGCGCTTTTCCGACCTTGCTTCAGTCTTTATAAACGTAGCCAGATCATAACCTCCCTCATCGGATCGCCGCCCGCCCCAACCCCTCTCCCGCCCGCGGGCGAGGGGAGTCCGGCCAGCGCATCGAAGAGACTGCAAGCCCGCCCACACATTTCAAGACACCCCAAGGATCAAACATGCCATCCGAATTCCACTGGTGGGGACTGGACACCCAGTTCACCGCCGCAGGCGACGACGCCAGCGTCACCGCCGTCGACGAGATCAACCAGCGCATCGTGCGCGAATTGCTGACGCCGCCGGGCGATTACCTGTTCCAGCCGAGCTATGGCGCGGGTCTGGGACGCTACATCGGCCGCGCGCTGTCGAACGACAAGTTCAGCGAGATCAAGGCGGCCATCCGCTCGGTCGTGGCCAGGCAGCCCGACATCTTGAAGCAGCCCGGCGCGCAGATCGCATTCCAGAACGATGCATCGGGGCTGGTGGCGGTGCAGATTCTTTATACCTATGCGCCGACGGGGCAGGCGGTCACGCTCACCATTCCATCGACGCAATAAGAGGTTGTCGAGAAATTGCCGCAGCGCTGTTGCGACGCCTGACGCCAATCTCACAACACCCTCCAAGACATCCAATCATTCAGGACCTCCATGGCGCTCAATACCCAATCCTTCACTTCCCTGGTGCAGCAGCAGGTCGCGGCGATACAGGCGGCTTGTTCCACGGCGCTGACTTTCCTGGTCGGTTCGCTCGAACTTGCGCGCGTGCAAGCCGTGGCCGGCGTGGCGATGTGGCTGCAATCGCTGGTGCTGCAATTTCTTACCGCGACGCGGCTGTCCACCGCATCGGGCGCCGACGTCGATTCCTTCGTGGGCGACTTCGGCCTGATCCGCGAGGCGGCGATCCCCGCCACCGGCGAGGTCACGTTCGCGCGCTTCTCCAGCAGCAGTACGGCTTACATCCCTGTGGGCACCCAGCTCTCCACGTCTGACGGCACGCAGCAATTCCTGGTCATTGCGGACACCACGCGAGCGGCCTTCAATGCCTCGACCGACACCTACATCGTGCCGGCCGGCACGGCATCGATCACGGCCACGGTGCAGGCGGTGAACGCCGGCGTGCAGGGCAACGTCAATGCCGACACCATCACGGTGCTGTCGGCGGCGATTCCCGGCGTCGACACCGTCAACAATGGCGCGCCCTTCGCCAGTGGCGTCAATGCCGAAAGCGATGCGGCGTTGAAGACGCGCTTCCAGCTTTACATCTCTGGCCTGAAGGAAGGCACCAAGGCGGCGGTTGCGTCGGCCGTTGCCAACCTGCAGCTCGGCCTGCAATACAGCCTGACCGAGAACCTGGCCTATGGCGGCGGCGCGCAGCCGGGCTATTTCTACGTGGTGATCAATCCCGGCACCTCGGGCGACATCGCCGCGGCGTACGCTGCCATCGATGCGATCCGGCCGCTCTCCGTGACGTTTGGCGTGTTCGCCGCCACGCAGGTGACGGCAGCGGTGGCGCTGACGGCCATTGCAGCAACCGGCTACACGCACGCGCAGATCGTGCCGGCGATCCAGAACGCGATCGAAGACTTCGTTGCAGCCATTGCGCTGGGCCAGCCGCTGTACTGGTCGCAGCTTTACGCCGTCGCCTACGGCGTGCCCGGTGTGCAGGAAGTCACCGGCATGCTGTTGAACGGCGCCACGAGCGATCTCAACGTCACCAATCAGCAAGTCATCATCCCCGGCACCGTCACCGTCAATTAATTACCACCAAGAGCAGAGGTCACATGAAACGCCTATTCCTTGCCATCCTGTTTGTGCTGGCGCCCTTTGCCTACGGCGCGGGCTCGTCGATCAACCCGGCCTATCCGCCTGAAGACGCTCTGGTGCAATCGGCACCGCTGCGCAGCAATTTTCTCGCGGCCTACAACGACATCAACGCGCTGATCGGACAAAACGCCGGCCCGACCGCGCCGCTGTTGCCGCTGGCGGGGCAGTTGTGGCTCAACACCGGCGCGACGCCCTACGCGCTGAGCGAATACGACGGCGCCGCCTGGGTCGTGCTGGGCCGCCTCGATCCGGTCAACCACGTCTGGACCTGCGCCGTCGCTTCAGGCTGCACCGGCATGGGCGGCCCCGGTGCGGCAGGCAATGTGCTGACATCGAACGGCACGAGCTGGGTCAGCACGGCGCCTGTGCCCGCACCGACGGTGGCAACCGCCAACGGCTTTTCCGGGACGGTAAGCAACGCCACGACCGCGCCGGCGATCACGCTATCGACCACGCAGAGCGGCATCCTGCAAGGCATCAACGGCAATGTGCTCTCGACCGTGCCGGGGGCGGATTACAGCGTCGGCACGGCCTCGCTTGCCACCGGGATGCTGAAATCGACCACGGTGTCGGGCGCGTTGTCGATCGGGGTGCCGGGGACGGATTACAGCGCGGGAACGGCGTCGTTGGGGACGGGATTGCTGAAGTCGACCACGGGGACGGGTGGCTTGTCGATTGCCGTCTCCGGGACGGATTACTACCTGCCCGGGAACGCGCTTGGTACGCCGTCGAGTGCGACGCTGAGTAATGCGACCGGTTTGCCGTTGTCGACGGGGGTTACCGGGGTGTTGGGTGGGGTTAGTGGGGGGACTGGGGTCAATAATGGTGGTAAGACGATTACGCTTGGCGGTAACCTGACGACGAGCGGGGCCTTCAATACGACGCTCAACGAGAGTGCGACGACTAATGTCACCTTGCCGACGTCCGGCACGATCATCAGCAGTTCAACCTCGCTCCCCGGTGCCGTAACCGGCACGCCGTCATCGTTGACCTTCTTGCGCGGCGATGGAACGTGGGCGGTGGCGTCTCCCGTCGCCGCTGGATTCATTAGCGGCTTTACGCTTTCGAACGATGGCACGTCACCTAACACCGTGATTGACGTGGCCGCGGGCTTCGCCTCCGATAGCACGAACGCCGTGATGATCAATGGAACGGCGTTGACCAAGCAGATCAGTGGATCAAGCTGCACCGGTAGCAGCAATGCCTTTGTCTCCGGTACCGGAAACTGCGGAATGTTCGGTACGGCGGTGGCCGCGAGCACGTGGTACCACGTGTTTGCGATCATCGTCAACGGCGGGTTCGATGTCTATTTCGACACGTCGGCAACTGCCGCGAACAAGCCTTCCGGTGCGACTTATGCGCGTTACATCGGTAGTATCAAGACGAACTCCAGTTCGCAAGTCATTGGCTTTACGCAGTATGGGCAGCGGGTGATTTTTACTTCCTTCGTCGCAGATTTGAATACCACAGCCGCGACATCCGAGGTAGCGGTCACGTTGTCGACGCCTCCTGGCTTCGTGGTTCATCCATTCGGAGTCTTGCAATTCTCAGCGGCCAACCAGAACGCGCAATTCAAGATTTTTCCCGCAACTGCTGGCGGTATAGCGGGAACTGTCTTTGACAGCTATTTGCAGACACAGGTCTCAAACCAGACCATTGACGGGCAATTTATCACCACCACCAATACATCCAGTCAGATTTATTACTCGATCGCAAATGGATCGTCATTTGTGGCAGAAATCGTCACCAATGGCTATATCAACCCTCACCTTGCACCAAGTTTCTAAGCGAATTTTGTGACACCCGCAATAGCCACGATTCCGTAAGGAAAACCCATGCCACTCAACTACGACGACAACCAATCCCGCTACGACAACACCACCTCTACCTGGGACGACAGCGCGCAACTCCCCGTAGCCCCGGCAATCGGTACCCAGGCCGATTTCTTCGCCCGCCTGAAGGCGTTGATCCCGCGTTCGTGGTTCAAGAGTTCGCCCAACTTCGACGCCACGCTGCAAGGCGCGGCGTTTGCGCTGGCGCAGCTCTACGCGTTGTTGATGTATGCCAGGCAGCAGATGCGCATCCGAAGCGCGGTGGATGGCTTTCTCGACGTCGTCTCCAACGACTACTTCGGCCCCACCGTGCCGCGCTTGACGCAGGAGGGCGATGCCAGTTTCCGCAACCGCATCCTGGCCAACCTGTTCGTGAAAGGGCCGACGCGGCGCGACATGGCCGACGTGTTGATGCTGTTGACCGGCCGCGTGCCGACGATCTTCGAGCCCGGCAACGCGAACGACTCCGGCTGTTATGACGGCGCTGCGTTCTTCGATGCCTGGGGCGGCTGGGGTGATCCGCTGCCGTATCAATGCTTCGTCACGGCCTACCGCCCCGCCGTGGGCGATACCTCGCTCGGCGAATACGACACCGTGCGCGAATGGCTCGATGTCGGCGGCTACTATTCCGACGCGCAGGCCGAATCGGTCGGCGATACGGCGATCTATGCCGCCGTCGAATCGACGCGCGCGCTCGGCACCACCGTGTGGCTACGCATCGCCAATGACCCCGTTACGCCTTGATATGTGTGAGGCGCCTTGGTGCGACATAGCAAGACATGCCCCCTTTTGATATGCCGTGACGTACCGAACACTTCAAGCGCATCAGAGAACGGCACCGCACGCAGCAAAGAGCACACCGTATCGCCGACTGCAAACCAGCCCACACCCACCAATCCAGGCCGCTATCGCGCGGCCTTTTTCATTTCCGAGGAACCATGCACCGCCCCATCATCTACACCAGCGAACAGGTACGCAGCACCGACATCCTCTCCGGGTTCCGCTACGCCATGATCGCGCTGTCCAAGCTCGCCGCGGCGATCCTTGGCACCTCCACCGTCGTCAACGGCTTCGCCTGCACGCCGACCTCGCCCAACACGCTGACGGTCAACGTCGGCCAGGGCGAAATCTATGGCATGGGCGCGGTCGATGCTACCGCCTATGGCGTGCTGGCGGCCGACACCACCGACCAGATCCTGAAGCAGGGCATGGTGCTGGGCACCAGCAATCTGTCGTGCCCCGCGCCGACCACGGCGGGCTTCTCCATCAACTACCTGATCGAGGCGCAATTCCAGGAAGTCGATGCCGCCAACGTCGTGCTACCGTTCTACAACTCGGCCAATCCGAGCCAGCCCTACAACGGACAAGCCAATTCCGGCGCGGCGCTGCCCACACAGCGCCAGGGCATCTGCCTGTTGCAGGTGAAGGCGGGCGCGGCGGCGGCAACCGGTGTGCAGGTCACGCCCACGCCCGACGCCGGTTTCGTCGGTTTGTGGGTCGTCACCGTGGCCTACGGCCAGAGCGGCATTGCTGCGGGCAACATCGCGCAATACAGCGGCGCGCCGTTCATCAATTCGACGCTGCCGCAACTGGCTTCGCAGTCGTTTGCCAAGTTGAACGCAACGCAGGCCTGGACGGCAGCGCAATCCGGCACCCCGGTCCCGCTGGTCTTCGGCACCACTGTCACGCCGAATTTCGCGGCAGGCAATAACTTCACGCTGGCGACGACTGCCAGCTTCAGCCTGGCCAACCCGACCAACGTCGTGCCGGGCCAATCGGGCGTCATCGAATTCAATCAGAATTCCGGCGGCGGCAACGCCATCAACTCCTACGGCAATCTTTACATCGGCGCCAACGGCACCAAGCCGCAATTGGCGGCCGGCGCCAACGGCACCGACGTGTTTTCCTACTACGTGAGCTCGGCCGGCAAGATCGTGCTGACAGCGATACCGAAGGTGGCGTGATGACGGTCCCCGCAAATCTGACGGCACTGATGCTGGCCGGCGCGCCGACGCCGACTCCCACGCCCACACCAACACCAACACCGACTCCCACACCAACACCGACGCCGACGCCAACGCCCACACCAACACCAACACCGACGCCGACGCCGACGCCGACGCCCACACCCACACCTGCACCGGCGCCGCTATCGGTCACCGTCTCCAGCGACAATCTGGCCGAAGGCTATTACTTCATCAACGGCACCACGGTCAACTTCGACGTGTTCTGCAATGTCTCGGGCGGTGTCGCGCCGTACTTCTACCAATTCACGGTTCCCTCGAGCTTCAGCCTCGCGGGCGGCTCGACGCTGCTCAACACTTCTTCCACCTTCGCGGGGATCTCGCTGCACTGCACGGGCACCAACACCAGCGTATCGGGGTCGCCGGACTGCCTCGTCACCGACAGTACAGGCGCGCAGATGGGCGGCTTCACGTCACTGTCGGCCACCTTCAACGCCAGCGGCAACTGACGAAAGGCGCACATGGATTATGAACTGATGCGGCTCGCCTTCGAGCTGCTCGTCACAGCGCTCGCCGGGGTGCTGTGGTGGAACTTCCGCGTGCTCGCCGCCAAGGCGGCCCGCACGCAGGACGAACTGGTGGCCTTCAAGCTCTCGGTGGTGGAAGGCTACGCCAAGAAAGACGACATCAAGGACGCCGTGGCCCAGATCGGCAAATCGGTCGAACGGCTGGAGCACAACATCGAGCGCTTCTTCGACCTGCTCGACAGAAAGGCC